ATAGGTAAATCCATCAGGAAAAAAAGGAATCAAGGTTTACAGTTTTTTCTACGCTCCACCCAATGGAATCAAGAATTGCTCTGAGTGGTTCTACAAAACTTTTCTCAAATTGTAAGTCATAATCAATATATTTGTCAAGGTTCAATTCTTTAGGAAACTCTTGGATAAAAGAAATAATATTCTCGTGTATACTATTTGGTTTTTTTAAATAAATGAACTTTACCTTTTCACCATTATTAATGAGTGAATACTTGTTGGTAAGTTTTTTCTCTTTTATATAATGATTGAATAAAAGTGCTCCACGAATATGAACTGGTGTTCCCTTTGCATAAATTGACGAAGATGATTGATATTTTTGAACATCAGATGCTGTCCTCGGGAAGGCAATCTGTTCGGGTGGAAGTTGTTTAAACTGCTTTCGTGAATTTTCAATAAAGTCAATGACTTCATTCTCAGTTCCACTCATCATCAACTTAAGAGCATCCTTAATCATCTTGCGACAAGGTGCAGGTGTAGATGATTTGACTGCTTCAATGCCCATCATTTTGAGTTTAGGTTCTTCATAACGAACACCTTCACTATCCCAAACATTCAGAATGTATCGTTTTTTAGCAGTCCAAATTCCACGGTCGGCAATGTTCTCTCGTTTCATCTGCATCTTCTGATCGTAAGCATTTACATACGAAGCCAGTTCTTGGTAGCAACCTTCAATATACTTCTCAAGTTCCACTTTACAGATCTTATCAAGGAACGAAACAATGCCCTGAGTAGTTTTCTCTCTTCCCTTGTATACAGTTTCAACCAGAGGACCCATATTAAGATAAATGGAGTCAGTATCTGAAGCAATAACATAATCAATATCCTCTGTTTTAAGAAGTTTATTCAAGTAAGCATTCATCTTACTTTCAATCCAACGAATTGCGACTTGCCCACTTAAAGTGATTGCTTCAGCATTTTCAAGTTTATAATAACGGAAATACTGATTACCAATCGCACCATAAGCAGAGTTCAAGGAAATCTTCTTTGCCATTTGAATGTTATTGCATCGGGCAATTTCCTTTTCAAGTTCCTTCGTCTTTTTCTTTTCGTATTGTTTCTTTGCTTCAATCATCTTATTTTTAAAGATGACACGATCTTGATACATCTTTTCCATCAGTTCGGGAAGAAATCCACGAACATCTTTTCGGAACATTGCACCATTCGCACAGACAGCATAATCACTATACATCTCAAAAGTAAGTTCCTGATTGAGTATTTTATCCACGGTGATTGTAGGATGCTTTTCATCAACAAGAGTTTCTGGACTGATGTTAAACTCCATAATCAAGTGAGGATACAGTGAGTTTAAGTCAAAGTTAACAACCCAATCATACTTACCTGGTTTAGGTTCTTTTACATAAGCACCAGCATACTTTTCATTCTTTTGAGATTTATTCTTTGGCGGGATTACAATATCTCTTTTTTTGAGGTAGTTGTAAATGATGTTATCCCACATACGAACTTGATAGAACACATCTGCATAGTTGACTTTTGCGTCATATGCCATCGTCAAAGCAAGTTCAATGAGTTTCATCTTGTCTTCCAAACGGTCAACAAGTTCTACGTCAACGATGTTGTACTCAATAAATTTTTGCCAACCTTGAGTATAGAAGTCCTTAAAAGTATCAAACTCTGAGTGATCAAGTTTTTTCTGTCCCAGTTCAACTTCAGCAATATAATCAAGACGATATGACTCCTGTGCTTTATAAGTAAACTTCTTGTAAAGATCTAAGTAGTCAAGTTGAGTCAATCCGCCAACATCAAAGGTGGTATGCTTTCTTCCATTAATGAAAACTTCACCTTCAGTCACAAGTCCCCAATTAGACATTCGTTTCATTAGTTTTTCACCAAGAACACGATTTAGTCTTTTGCAGATATAAGGAATATCATAAAACTGAATATTCCATCCAGTAATTACATCTGGAACATCTACCATCCAGTAATGAATGAAGTTGTTTAAAAGTTCATATTCACTTGGACAGTGGTGATATGTTACATCACTGCGGGTATTTTTAAATGGTTTCAATCCCCAAGTAATAATTTTTTTTGTTGAATAATCTTGAATCGTAATTGCAAGAATTTCTTCTGAACAAGATTCAACATCAGGAAACCCTTGTTCAGAGGCAACCTCAATGTCCAGAGTTACAAGTTTGATTTTACTAATATCAAACTTGATTTCATCCTCTGGATATTTTTCTGAAATATATTGATAGATGTAACGATCATTTCCATAGATTTCAAATCCATCAACTTCATCATATTTTTTATAAAACTCACGACAATCCCTTACAGTTCCAGGATTAATTGGTTCTACTGCTTCACCACTTAATGTTCTATACTTAGAATCCTTTTTAGTTTTTACAAAGAGAGTAGGAAAAAACTCATCTCTTGTTTCAAATCTTTTACCATTTTCTACTCCACGAACCAAAAATTGATTTCCAATCAATTGAACATTAGTATAAAAGCTTTGTGTCATTCTTTAATCAAGTCCTCATATTTTTCAAGAAGGGTTGGTGTCGGATCTGCAAGAGTAAGAATCTTATCCGAACTCATCATAAAAGTATTTTCTTTCGTATAGTCAGAAAGAAATGGTTGTAAAGTTTTTAATCCATTATCATCTATAAGAAATGGATTAATTAATTTACAATCAGGTTCTCCAATATCAGCACCAACTTCTTCAATCTGACTGATCAGTTTTAGATTGTTCATCAGCACTATTACTTTGATTATTTTCTGTTCCACGAGATAACACGTCCTCCACGTACATTTCAGAAAGTTTTACAATAGGTTCTACCATAGTTACCACCCAATCAGCAGCAACTGGAATAACTGAGTCTTTAGAGAGGGGCATCCAAGGGTAAAGAGAAACTTGATATGCTGCTTTCTTTTGCTCTTCAGTGCTTTCTTCAGCAAGAAGACTTGGATCTCTCATCTTAACTAAGCACGGTTTGTTAAGAAAATATCCAACCACTCTACGGTCTTCATCTTCACCAATAACCATTTCTTTAATGTCAGAGATAATATCCTCTCCTGACTTTAAAAGTAAAAGTTTAATTGTCATCTTTACTCCATACCTCCAGTCATTCTAGCAATAAAAATGGGAGGTGTCAACTGGATTTTGCCAGTTACCTCCCGTGGCATAGCGCCGACGATATTCAATTATATTTAGTCCCCATTTCCATTACCACCACTTCCACCAGCACTTGAAGACGATCTCTTCGCATATGCTTTTCCTTTAGGTAACCCCAAATGAGGTTTTGCCATCTTATATCCGATTATTTTTAATTCTTCAAGATACTGGAGAAAAGTTTTCATTTTTTTATTTTATTTAGAGATAATCTTTTCGTTTATGGTGATCAGGAACAATTCTACCAAGAGTAATAGTCAAAAGACCATCCTCAAAATCAACTGATCTAACTTCCGTATCATCAGAGAGCGTCCAGGAACGTGTAAATGACCGTTGAGCCAGACCCTTGTGGAGATAGTTTGATTGCGTTTCTTTATCTTCCTTCTGACCTTCAACGAAGAGTTTACCATCTTGAGTGTAGACATAGACTTCCTTTTTTTTAAATCCAGCAAGTGCAAGTTCAAGTCGTGATTCTACATTACTAACTTGAACAAGATTATAAGGTGGATAGTTTGTTGAAGTTTCGTGAAGACTAAAAATACGATCAAAATATTCATCCATTCCAATGCTGTTGCGTGTGATCCTATCCATCAGGGCAGGAAGATCCGACGCAGTAAATCGTGATGGGACAAGGTTAGTCATTATGGTAGCTCCTTTAAAAGCGAGTTTGTGTTGTGTGGACCCTTACGGCATCCACTATTAATTATACAAGATCATAAAAAAATCGGGATGTTATTTCCCGCACTTTTTTATTCGGTTTCTTGCCCTTTACCTTTCTTGCCGATATTATACTTTTGCTCTAAAATCCAGTCTCCCTTATCTTTGTAGGCAAGAACTTTAATTTGATTAAGTGGTGCAATATCAG